GTTCGCGGCCAATCATATTTATCTAGCGTTCAGGCTGACGCGATACCTGAGCCAACCTATTCCATATCTTCTGGATCACTACCCCCGGGATTATCTTTAAATACGTCCAATGGCCAAGTTTCAGGAAATCCCACTACTGGTGGCAACTACTCTTTCACAATTACGGCAACAAATGTGCTTGGGTCTATAGATAAAAGCTTTTCTAAAGTCGTAACGCTACCTGCCCCCGCGTCTATTGAGTATGTAATCGTTGCTGGCGGCGGCGGTGGTGGTGGTGAGCCAAACTACGGCGGTGGCGGCGGTGGCGGCGGTGGCTATAGATCTTCTGTTGTTGGTGAGCTTTCTGGACGAAACGCTGCAGCCGAGTCAGTTATGAGCATTTCTACAGGAACTAATTATTCAGTTGCTGTAGGTGGAGGCGGGGGCGGTTCCAGCAACGGTCGCGGCGGTTACGGTGGCACATCTACGTTTGGGTCAGTCTCTTCTTCTGGCGGTGGCGGTGGCGGTAGAACCGGATGTGGTAGTGGTTTGACTGGAAACTCTGGTGGCTCTGGCGGCGGTGGAGGAGGAGAAATTTCTGGATACGGCTGCGGTTCAGGTAGAATGGCTGGCGGTGGGGGAGCAAGCGGTCAGGGCTTTAGTGGCGGATTAGGTGGATTTTGCCAAGGTCGTGGAGGTGGCGGCTCAGGCGGTGGTGGCGGTGCTGCTGGTAATGGCGGCGGCGGCGGATGCAACACCGGAGGTGGTGGGGGCGCAGGAAGGGCTTCGTCTATCACTGGCTCTTCTGTCACTAGGTCTCAAGGCGGGTCTGGCGGATATGGCAATACAGGCTCTGCTGGAGGCACAAACACCGGCAAAGGAGGAGGTTCTAGAGTTGCAGGCGGTTCTGGAATAGTGATAATTAGATATGATGGATCTGATCCGACAATCAGCGCAGGTCTTACGTATAATACCCCATATGACTCAGGAGCTTACAGAGTTCTTGAATTTACGGGCGGGTCCGGAACGGTTTCTTGGGCGTAAAGTCATTAACGTGTACATAGTTAAAGAAAGGACGCATTGATTTAAAATGGCGCATTATGCTTTTTTGGACGACTCAAATATTGTCGTAGATGTAATTGTTGGCCGAGACGAAGACGAAGTTGTCGATGGTATTTCGGACTGGGAGGAGTATTACGGAAGTTTGAGAAATCAAGTATGCAAAAGAACCTCATACAACACTTACAGCGGGGAGCATCTCAATAACGGCGTTCCTTTCCGAAAAAATTATGCTAATATTGGTGACACTTACGACAGTGAGCGTGACGCTTTTATACCGCCCAAACCCTTTGAATCATGGAGTTTAAATGAACAGACATGCCAGTGGGAACCACCAACACCGTATCCTACATTTAATCCAGACGATGATATTATTTACTTCTGGGATGAATTTACTCTAGAGTGGACCAGTCTAGAAAGCTTACACTATGAGGTTGAATGATGATTATAGTTCCAAAAGATGTTGCCCAAAAAAGATTTGATATATGCAAATCATGCGACCGTCTGCTAAAGCCAACATTCAACTGCAAAGAGTGTGGGTGCTTTATGAAGGTTAAAGTTAAACTAAATGATTCGCACTGTCCTCTGGGGAAATGGTAGTCTGATTTCAAACTCTTGCAAACTTTGATATTATACCAGCATGGACAGAGATGCTAATTTCGTAAAGCGAGTAATATTGGCAGACGGGTTTGCAGTCCCACTTGACGAGAAGTCATTTGACCACGCCATAAACTCTAGCTCCAAGCCAGTTCTTGTGGACTTCTGGGCAGACTGGTGCTCCCCTTGCCACATGCAGGCACCAGAACTTGACGAGTTTGCTTCGGAGTTTGCAGACGAGATGAAGGTATACAAGGTCGAAGTAGACAAGGCCCCAATGCTACAGGAGCGGTTCGACATCACCAACATCCCCACGTTGATGGTATTCGTGGATGGTAAGCCAGTAAAGACTCTCATAGGCGCCAGAGACAAGCAAGTACTAACTAAGGATTTGCAAGGATACCTGTAATGAACTTCTGGGATTTGCCCGAAGAGATGTTTGGTGAGCGAATTTCAGATTATGTGTCTTCCTTCTTCAAGAAACCCTTGACGGACAAAGGTGCTGCTGCTACGCTACAAGAGTATGAGCAGCAAGAAGAAGTTAAAGAAGCAGATTAAAGACCTCAAGCGCGAGCTGTCCGAGTTGCAAGACGATGACGGCTCAATGGACCTTGTTGACAGCAGCGGAGACGTTATTGCCACTTTCAGCGCGGACGAGGCTTCTCAGATCATCAGCAAGTCGGTAAACATGTTTTTGCATGATCTCATCGCAACCATGCCAGACTCCCCTCATGCCACCCTAGAAGGCCTTCTAAGGCGATGGGCAGAGTCTCGGGTAGCATTCGACCCCAATGACTGGAAGGGCTCACAGATAGCGGCTGACGATGCGGATGATGCGCTGTTCACTTATGTGTGGGACGTTTACCTACCATCGATCAACAATCAAGGCACTCCTCAGGATGACGCATACGACCGCCTTGATGTGATACGTGGCAAAATTCTCACTCTAGCTTGCTACGTCCACTCTGATTATGTAGACACTCGTGCTACGATAGAGTTGAGTCGTCGTAACCATCCAGAACTGTGGAGACTTATCGATGACCTCATATCAGTACTAGAGAACTGAAGGTTTCGCCCCTTTAGTACAACGGCTAGTACACTTGACTTGTAATCATGAGATCTGGGTTCGATTCCCAGAGGGGGCTCCAAAGAAAGGAAACAATGAAGATACTAAACATATTCAAGAAGAAGACAACCAGCAGCAATAAGCCCAAGGAGAGCGATACAGAGATTATTGCTCAGGTGCCAATTTCGTTCATCACTGAGCCTGTTGTTCCGCTAGACAACGTATTTGAGCGTTACCTAGCAGACAAGAGAATCTTTGAGTCACAGGACGCACAGCTGAATCGTCGCTGGGAGACCTTCAAGCCAAGCCGTAAGCCACGATCACGGGGTAGGCGAAGCCTGATTTGAAAGACACGCTAGAATCCGCATTTCTTTCAGCTATTATAATCTTATTTTTTCTACTCGTTCTATTGCTCTTTGAGGATTAACGAGATGGAGGGGTGCCAGAGCGGACGAATGGGCCGGTCTTGAAAACCGTTGAGGTGTCGCAGCCTCCGTGGGTTCGAATCCCACCCCCTCCGCCATGTTGGAAACGGCGAAAGGAGCCGATATCATGTACGTACTATGAAGACAAAGTTCAATATGCCACTGAAGGATCCGTACAAGCAGTACGACTTCATTGACGAAGATCTGTCAAACTCAGATACTTCTTTCTTGGCGGCAGCAGCAAAGATCGCACAAACATCCGAATATCGGTTCAGAATGGCCTCCCTGATCGTAAAGTCAGGTAGAGTTCTTGGCGGAGACACAAACAGCCCCAAGATTACGCCAGATACTCCGCCCAAGCGAGTCTCTACGCACGCAGAGATACGCACTATCAAGGGCGTGAAGAACACCCAAGGTTCAACTATATACATCGCTAGACTCTCCGCAGAGGGTAATACAGCGCTTGCTAAGCCCTGTGTATGGTGTATGGAGCATATCATTAACGCGGGCATATCTCGTGTAGTCTTCACTGATAACGACGGTGGCGGTATATCGTTCCATACGGATATGATCACTTGGGATAGGCGTATATAGCAAAACACGGCGCACTCCCAGCGCCCGTACCTGTACTGACGAAAGCCGATTTTCCCGTATAGCAGGGTTGCGTAACCCCCAATATACCTGTAGAATAGCAGCATGAATGACGACGACGTACGCCCAGACATATTAGATCGCCTTAGAGCAGACTGGTGTCGATATGACTCCCCACTGTTCGCTGAGGCGGCAAATGAGATCGAACGGCTACGCATGTTCAAGAAGGCCGCAGAAGCTTACGAGCTCGGTGATATGAGTATGGGAGACCGCATACTAGACAGAGCCAGAGGCAATCCACTTCGGAACTACCCTGACTGAAAGCCGATTTTCACAAACAAAGGAGCAATAATGACACAAGAAATCGTACACGACATGATCGAACAGATCGAAGCAATGCTCTCCGAGACAGCCTCACGTAGCCTGTACTCGTCTGATGAGCTACAAGATAACCTGCTTGACCTCCTGAATATGGCCAAGCAAATCGAACCTGCGGGATGATCTCCCGAACCCAAATAACCCCAGATGACCTCGTTCTAGCTAAGGAAATCCTAGCTGAAACACCCGTTTATGAGTATTCTCACCGGCAGGAGCAGGCCAACGAAGTCGGTGTTCTGGGGGAGGTTATCGCCCGAAGGTGGCTGAAATCTAGCGGCGTACACTTCACCCCTACCAATACCACTCAGCACGACCTACGTATGGTAGAGGGCGGCAGAACAATAGATGTCAAGACTAAGGACCGAACTGTACCCCCACGTATGGACTACGAAGCTTCAGTCCCCCTGTATAACCACGACCACCAGAGACCAGACTACTACTTATTCATCAGTCTCTACCGCGACCGTACTAATAAATCAGCTGACATCTCAAGGTTCGAAACCGCCTATGTCGTAGGTGCTATCGGCCAGAACAAGCTGAACTCTATCGGCATACGCCGTGAACGGGATGAGGTAGACCAGAGGAACGGTACTCAGTTCTGGACTTCGTGTCTGAATGTCTACCACAGAGACCTCGTATCCCCTGAGGTAGCGAGTAAGGTATGGCGGGAAATGAGCCCATATGTGGATGGCTGGACGTAACCATGCAGGGCTAACGGGCGGCAAATTAGCACCCCATGTCACTTAGAGATACTTGACTCCCCCTTCTATCTCTACCTACAATACACAAATATACCCCTATTACCTATTATCCCTATACACAGTACATATTCATATAGAGAGACTCCACTACTCTCACTTTATACAGACAAGGAAGGTATGCTCCAGTGGAGGATAATAGACTTAGAGGAATTAAGAAAGCTCACCTAACCAATTCAGACAGTGGTGATATACCACACCAAAGTTCACCAAACCCTACCAATAAGCACCATTGGTCCACAAGAGCAGCATGTGCTGACATGAACAACAAGATGTTCCCTAAGGGCCATAAGGACTTGAGCTACATCACCGAAGCACGTAAGATCTGTCGGGGATGCCCAGTCCGTAAGGAGTGTTTGGACTACGCATTGACCTTCCCAGCTAGTGATTTGCACGGTGTGTGGGCAGGTCTGACACCGAGACAGTTAGCCGCTGAGGCCCAACGACGTGGGGTGAAGCCTACCAGATACACGCTTGCACAGGTTTGGAGCGCCTACAATAAGCCAAATTGATGCACGAAACACAATATGTAGTGGGTGGGTGTCAAAAAACACGGGGAAACACTCACTGCAGACACAATATGTTGTGTTGCAAGATTCTAGTGTATATAATTTGATATACTAAAGATATGTCAGAGCTGTCAAAAGAGTTCTTAGCGGAGCGGGACTCACGAATCTTCCAGTTGAAGAAGAGTGGGCTGTCGAATCCGGAAATAGCTAAGCGGTTCGATATGACTGCTTCAGCTGTGGCTGCTGCTGTACGTAGGCAGCTGGATAGGCTGAACCGAGAGGCATTCCTTTCTTACCCTGAAGTATTGCGGTTAGAGCTGGAGCGTCTGGATGAGATGCAGAAGTCTCTGTGGCCTATGACCCAGTACAGGCGAGAAGAGCTAGAAGATGGCAGCTCAGTTATGATTGAGCCCGATCAGAAGGCAGTACAGACCGTACTCTCCATTATGGATAGAAGAGCTAAGCTGCTTGGTATGAACGTGGATCGCGTTGATATTGCGATCACGGGCGCTGGGGACACCATTGAGGTAGTTAGCTCGCTGGCTGGGCAAGCTGCCGGGGCTGTCTCAGATGGGTCAGACTCTAAGGGTGAATCACTTCAGCTTTTGGAGCTGATGGCCTCATCCGGAGTTTTAGATGAAAATATTGTCACCGGAATACTTTCTGGCGTTAATGAAGATGACATCATTGACGCTGAAGTCGTAGAAGAAAGCGAGTAATAATGTCAAGCAATTACCAGAATTCCCAGTTCTTTTCAAGGAGCATCGATGTCGATGAGGCGGTAAAGGCCGCGCTCACCGACGACGAGCAGGAGGAGAACCCTGAAGACGAGATCATGGACAAGCAAGTCCTGATCCGCGTATCCGAGAAGCAGCGTCAGCAATGGCAGTCAGCTGCTCACGCGGATGGCTCCTCCGTGTCTGATTGGCTCCGTAACATGGCGGACAATAGATACCGTGAGATATTCGAATGTACGCACCCGTTGGAGATGCGCCGCAGCTATCCTTGGGCCGAGTTCTGCAACAAGTGCGGATCGCGGCTCCGGTAGGGACACCATTGGCTATTTTTAGCTCCTTCGGGGGGGAGTCGTCCAGCCCCGGGGAGTGGTAGGGCCGTCGGGATTTGAACCCGCACCACATGTTTATAAGACATGCTGCAGCAACCGTGCCGCACCCGGCCCCTCGAAATGTAAACTGAGGAGAAATTATGAACAATTATCACATGCAAACTATGAAGACTGGGAGACCAGCGAAGAGAGCCGACATCACGAAAGCGAGTGTCGGCGTCTCTTTCAAACTGGATCCGCGCTTGAAGAACCTCCTTTTGGATATCGCGGATGGTTATGACATAACAATGACCGAGCTTCTTCACGTCATGGCGTTGAAGGAAGCTGGGCTGGAGTCTCTGGATGACTACCAACTATAAGAGGTACAAGCCCGGATCTACTGTCCGGATGCACATCGCGGTCCCACAGGAGCTCAGAGAGCTCTGTATCGAACGCGCTGATGAGTTGGGCGTCAGCCTCCAGCAGTTCTGTCTCGCCGCTTTACGTGAGTACTCTAGGGACACCATTGGGCTTCCAAAGCCACCCCCGGCAAAAGTACCCCCTCCCAGCGTCACTGACGTGCTCCGGGCCTACGTCGACGGAGAAACTAAGCTGATTGGTCCGTGTGGATCCAAGTGGCCGTGTTTACTCAACGACGAGGGCACCGAGGAGCTCGGTGACTGGGAGTTCTGTAAAGCTTGCGGTATCAGGGTTCAATAACACCTCCATTCCTAATTTGTAGTTGCAAATTGGCATACATCAGGTTATAATGTGCCCTGAAGGATTCGCCGCGATACTGGCCTTGTCCGAAGTTATAGTCATAGGCAACAGCCATCTTGACCTCTTCGGGCAGAGCTAGGAACTCGGCGTCATCTACAAGATCAATAGAGGACGGCAACTCATGCCAGCGCTCGTGGAATACTCTGTATCCAAGCAGAAGCTCTTCACGTGTCATAGGGGTCATGAGTTTAACCAGTCCTCCATATCGTCGTGAGCTTTGCTCTCTTGCTCGTAGATGTCTAGAAACATTTCGACCTTAGCTGCGTTACGAAAAATCAGCGTAAGATCTGTGTACTTCTTGTTTCCGGGGTTTTGCCCGGTATGCCAAGGGGACATACTACACCCTTCGATGGCCTTCTTACAACTCTCAACGCCATAAGCTTTGATAGCTGCGGAGAGTTTCTTCTGACGCGCTTCATCAAGAATCGTTGAGCTGCGTTTGTTGAATGTTGATTTCCAGTGCTCGAAAACGAGCTCAATGGTCTCCATAGGTACACCATTGACTGTTTTTTGACCAAATAGATTAAGCTCTTCCATTTCCTTCCGCCGGGTAGTCGTTCAAATCGCTAAGATAAAACTTGCGCACTCCTTCGGGGTACACGAGTGTTGCATAAATGCGTTGAGCGCCGGGGCTTGTTCAGGCTCCGGCGCTCCGCGTTAAGGAGATCCGGGGGAGTAGGCTCAACCAGACCTACTCCCCCGGATTATGGGAAGACAGCTACCCCAACCACAAAGCAGCTGTTCCTTTGATGCAAAATCTCTCATAGGTACACCATAGTGCGTTTTAGAGTGGTTGTCAAGACCAGAGTCAGGCGCCCGCGACGGGCGTCGGCTCTCGCGAGTACACGATGATCTCATCGATGAACTCCACAGGCACGATAACCTCAGCTGTGTAGCTTCCTTCGCCGGGCCAGACCGTGAGGATACGCATGGTCATGAAACCATCCGACCACTCGGGCCGTGAGCTCGTGAAGAACTTATCGGACCCTGCGATGATGTCCATGAACGCTACGTGTGGCAGCATCTCTATCTCAAAGTCCATCAGGTAGGTCACCTCAACTTGCTGGCTACCGCCGTCTCTGTACTTGGTTGTGATCTTCATGTGCTTTCCTTTCGTTGTGTGATCACAGTGTATCGGGTGTATACTGCGGACACAACCTCGGAATTTCGGAAATATTTCCGCTCAGGGGTTGTCACGGTCGAAAAACTCCGATAGAGTTACTCTCGTAATCAACAACCGAAAGGAGACAACATGTCATATCACATCATCACTAACAGCGAACAGGTCGATACCGGAACTTCGGTCATGGATGCTGCTCTGGACGCAGGTGCTCTCTTTGAGCCCAAGGTCACGGGCACGCTTCTCCCCGATGGTACGGAGGACACGTCGACTTTCACGGTTTACCGTGAGACTGACAACGGTCAGGTCGTTCTCAACGCCGGTGTCAAGGCTGGCTACCACGCTGGGTCGTATGCTCAGTTGGTGACCACCGCTGACGCTATGTTTGAGAACTCATGTACCTCTCTTGCTCTGCTGGACAGGGGCGCACGCCTCATGTTCACCCAGCAGATCAGCGAGGAGCATGTCTTTGAGGACGGTGACTCGCTCATCAACAACCTCATGTATACGGCCTCGCTCAACAGCACTTGGTCGACGGCGATCTACGGATTCTCGTTCCGCCCAATCTGCTCTAACCAGATTCCCAACGGTCTGGTTCAGTTGAGCCAGAAGCGTACCCGTAACCACGACACGCTCCTGTTCCAGAAGTCTCAGGTGCTCGCCAAGAGCATCGACGCCTTCGACCGGTTCATGGGCGACGTGACCATGCTCAAGAGCGTTCAGATCAGCGAGGCTGGCCTGCGTCGACTGCTGGACGAGGTTGCTCCCCTCATCACCGATGAGGATGCGGCTCCCAAGGCTGTCAACCACGCTCAAAAGCGTCGTGATGGCATCCGGTTCTACTTCGCAGAGGAGTCCGACAAGTTCGGTGCCAATGCGTGGTCGTTCTACAACGCCGTTCAGTCCTACGAGTTCCACGATGTCACCAAGGACAAGGTGGAAAAGCAGGCGGAGGTCATCCGTCAGCCTGAGAAGAAGCAAGGCCTTACCCTCAAGGCCCGTGATCTTCTCATGTCGCTGGCCTGAGAAAAAGTGAGGGGAGAGGTTGTGAGGCCTCTCCCCTCACGATAGGCTGTCATCACAACAACGAAAGGAGACACTTATGGGAGTTTACATCTACGGAATCACCGAGGAGGAGGAGCATCCCGACCTCGGGACTGTCGGACGGTTGAAGTTTCTATACAAGCCTCACCCGCTTACCGACGAGGGCTACAAGCGCAACAACAGGCTGTACGACAAGTACGCTGCCCCGCTGCTAAAGGCCTACAAGAACAAGAAGCTGCCCAAGTACGTCAAGTTCGGAGACGATATCTACCGCTATCGCGGTGACTCAGCTCTCTGGAGTGACGCTCGGTGGGACTTGCTAGAGTCCGTACAGGGCTTCTCAAACTAAGCCAAAATTTGTGTACCGAGGTTGTCTTTCATAGATGGCCTCGGTACACTTGTATCTAACGAAGGAGGAGACATGCAAGTACGAGCTTACTACAACCTACACAAACACACGTTCAGCATCCAGCAGCGCGTCGATGGACGATGGCTGGTGACTGGCTACGCGGACGAAGTGCTCCTCAGGGACGCAACCTTCAAGGTCAGCGGGGCTGGCCGACAGCGCGTCCTCAGAGAGGGCAAGAAGAATGTCCATGCCTTTGTCATGGGCACGCTGGCGGACGAGATTCCCGACACCCCAACCAAGGTGACCTATAACCCACGGGTTCACAGCACCTTCGTGGAGTGTGATACACTGCGTCCAGTCCATAACGCGGACTACGCGAGACTTATCAACAAAAAGGTTGAGATAGGGTAGCTTTTCCCGAAAGGGGACGATATACTGACATCTCAAACCACAACGAAAGGAGAAAGACATGGGAGCAGATTTCATCTACGAGATTGTTGAGGTGAATCAGCCACTCAAATACTGGCAGGAGATCCTCGGGGAGCTCAACGACGGGGAGGCTCAGCACTTCTCGGACGACACCGAGCTGTACATCTTTGAGGAGATGACCGAGCAGGAGATTGTCGAACGCATCGATGAGGCCTTTCAGGTCGTCTACGGTGACAGCCGAGAGATCGGTTGGTGGTCCCCCGACGGAGGCATCACTCAGTACGCTCTCACCGGTGGAATGTCTTGGGGCGATGACCCTACCGACGTTTATCGTGATTTCGAGATCGTCGGTGAGTTCCAGAGGTGGCAAGCCAGACTCGCTACGGCGTAGCAAAAAGTACCTACCGGATTGGGAAACCAGTCCGGTAGGTACACCATTGAGTGCTTTAGAGTGAGTGGCGGGACTATACCGCCCTACGTGAATTTTTGGACGTGATGAAAGGCCGGGTAGCCCCGGCCCTCCACCTACGAATCAGCCTTGAGCAGGGCCAGCATCTCCACACCCTCGGTGTGGCTGTTGACCATGCTGTAGAGCATTGCGATGTAAGCATCTGCCCGCATATCCTCCATGCCCTCTAGGAACTCTGGAGTAGCCTCTAGGCCGTCCTCAAGAGCCTCTGAGACGAGAACGTCAATCCCGTCGTCAATCATGCCGATGGCAGTCTTGACCAGCTCATAACGGTCTAGGATGGGCAGAGGTTCAGCGTCGTGTCTCTCTGTCACCAGTCCACCTTCTTTCGGCAGGCCTTCTTGTTCGCCTCCTTGCGGCGGTCGGTGAAGGTTACGGCACGGTTCTTGCGCCCGTCTCGCATCTCCGACACAGAACGCTCCCAAGCGATGCGTCGCATGGCCTTGTCTAAGTCGATGTTTAGGTCTGTCTTTACTTTGCGCTTTGACATAGTATCTCCTAGTTGTTTTATTGTACCTCGTGGTACGGCCTCAATACTACCGGCCTCTAGCAGCAAACACAACCTCAGAAAATGTTTTCTTCTAGGTTGTCATAGTCGCAAACAGCCGATACAGTAGATGCCGACAACTACCACGAAAGGAGAACAACATGCCGAACTGGTGTGACAATACAATCTACATCACGGGTCCGAGCGACGAGCGTAACCGCCTCGTTGCCGAGCATACCGTCGTTGGGGAGGACAGCGACTATCAAGACGGTACTCGTCTTGACCTGACCCTCTCTGTCCCCATGCCTCAGGCTTTGGAGGAGGTGTCTGGCATTACGTCGATTGACTCTCCGGACCCTCATCCCAACTGGGCCAACCTGCTCGCCAACGGCGAGATTACGCAGGAGTGGCACGACAAACTCTGCGAGGACAAGCGCAAGGAGTACGAGGTCACTCAACGGCTCTTGGCCGAGTATGGCTACTCGGGCTGGTGGAACTGGCGGTTGGACAACTGGGGAACCAAATGGGCTCCCGAGTTCTTCGTTCAGGCTCACACGGAGACTCTCACGGAAATCCGTGGTGACTCTGCGTGGTCCCCACCCGATGCGCTCATCGCAGGGGTTAGCGAACTTTTCCCGTCGCTCACTTTCAGCATTGTCTATTCTGAGGAGGGTATGGGCTTCGCTGGGATGCTCCGTTACCGGAACGGCGAGAATGTGGTGGAGCATCACGATGGAGCGATGCACGACACCATGCCTGAAATCGACTGGGATAGCGACGATGCTTTCGAGATGTTCGATGACTGGAAATGGGACTACATGGACAAGTTCCACAACTTGGCTAGGTTAGCCTGATATTTTCGGGTGGGTAGGTTGGTGTTGGCCTACCCACCCGATACACTTCACATCACCCCAAACGAAAGGAGAAAGACATGGGAGAAAGAGCAAGCATCCGAATCACCCACCCGTCATCGGAGGAGCCAATCTGGTTCTACACGCATTGGCATGGTGACCTGTTGCCACACACGGTAAAGGAAGCCATTACTCGCTGTGATATGGCTGGTCGAATCACCGACTACGCTTACGCCACACGAATCATCTTCGATACCCTGACTGAGCTTGGCAGTAGCCGTGAGATTGGGTTTGGTATCATGATCGGAACGGAACTTCCAGACTCCAACTGGGAGCCTGTCCTTATTGACTGGAACGAGTCGTTTCAGCCTATTGAATTCCGTGGTCAGCGTGATGGTCACCCGACCATCACCTACTTCTCAAAGACTGCGTGGTGGGATGAGTACGTTCCTGCCGAGCCGGAAATGATTATCTACTAAGATGGATTTCCTATTCTTCTACCTACTGTTTACAATGGCAATCCTGCTGTTCATGAAAAAGTAGATGAATGTTGCTGGCGGGGTTGGTTTCGACTGACCCCGCCAGTATACTGACAACACAACAACAACAAGGAGGACAACTGACATGAGAAACACATTTGAGTTTTCAGGCGACTACGAGTGGGCTAGGTGGAGGACCGGTGGCTTGTGTTCCATCTGCCACATCAACGGCATCATCACGAAAGAGACTGTCGGTGTAAGAATCGACGTATCGGGAGATGACTCGCCCGTGTTGCCTAACACTATTGAGGTCGCTCCCGTCTGCGGCAAGTGCGCCGATGAGGCGGACACCGACGGAAGCGTGGTGGTCCGGTTTATCAAGAAGAACACAGCCAAACTTCTTTACCATCTTGGTACTGACACCTACTTTGGCCTTGACGACGACGTAGTTGTCATCGACACCGCCGAGGTAACTGAGTATATCGACGCGGAGCTTATGGATGATGAGGGCCATGAGATCGCTGTCTATTGGGGCAAGCGTATTACTGACATTATTACGGAGGACAACTGACATGACATGGCTCATCAAATCCAAGGACGGGTTTTTTACCGAAACCCTCTACTGGTCAAACGACTTTGGCTATGCCGACAAAGAATCGGCTACCCGATTCACAGGCGACGAGAAGAACACCGTACGGCTTCCCTTGGAGGGAGAATGGCAGGAGGACAACTGACATGAACGTGACAAGCGGACAGTTTATGGCCGAGTGGGTGGACATTGGTGAAGGGTGGGACGGGGACTACAACCCGAGCAACCCCGACGACACCCCACTCCTCAGGTTCGATACCTATCGCAAGAACGGTGACGAGTGGGAGCCTATTGACGACGGCTCGTACTGTACGGCAATGCCGGTCGATACACCCGACAACATTCTTCTGCGGGCTTTGGAGTTGATCGTTGCCGATCTCAATGCGGTCGTAGACCTCAACCCTAAGCGTGCCTTGGAGGGCTTGTCGTGGATGAGTCCTGCGTGGTTTGAGGAAGGAAACTGACATGAATGACTACATCATTGTTGACCCATCCGAACACGACGACCATCACCGTGGGTTCATCGACATCGACGGTCAACAACTAACCATCACGGTCACCCACGAGGGTCTGATCATCGACGTTTACGACGATGGGGTCGGGGAACTTGTCGGCACATTCGCCAACACGTTCCAAGAACTCGCTGATTACGTTGAGTCATTTTCTGTGTGGTGATGTTGTGATTAGCAGAAACTGCTGATACACTTCACCATATCAACAACCACGAAGGAGAAGAACATGCGTGCTAAGTATTGCGACCATGAGTATGACTCTTACTGCCCTGACTGCGGTCTGGCAGCAGAGGAGGGGGAGGATATCACTTGCGTTAGGTGTAAGGATACTTTCCCTGAGATTATCAGTAACAGCATTGGTCATTGGGACTACTACGAGCGTCGGGCCACGGGCCACGGGGAAAGGATTATCTGCTCAGACTGCGTTACCGCCTTTGAGCGAGAGGTTCTGTACCACGTAGAAAATGCTGGCTACTTTGAGATAGACGAGTTGGAAGCAAGCGAGCGTTCCGGTATACTGGCTCTTGTCAACGAAACACTCTACACAAACTAGGAGGACAACCGACATGAGTGACTACATCACAGTCGAAGCCAACGGTACCAGCCACATTCTCAACGAGGACATGGCGATGAACTTGTACCACGCCCTCGCCCGAGAGTTCCATTGGGCAGGCACGTTCTTCACCCGTGACGACGTAGCCGTCACCATCAACGAACGTCGACAGGCGGACGACAAAGAGCCGTTGAGCGACGACGAACTGGACGAAGCCGTTGACACCATCATCGGCAGTCGGGATTGGAGCAAGTGGCTCCCCGACTGGATGACCGAGCAAGGCTGGGAAGTCATCAACACAGCCATCCACGACCAACTAGAACAGGAGAACAACTGACATGACCTACAACCACGCTTTCACCGTGGCGTTCGCCGTCCCAGCCTCAGAGTACGAGGACTGGATGGACGCCCTCGCCAACGAGAAAGACAAGATCATCGGGGCTTTGGAGCGTCGCCTCCAGATGCTCAAAGACAACGATCAAGAGTTCATGGAAGCCCTAGAAGGCTTTGACACCTACGAGGAAGATGAGATCGTCTGTACGTCAGATGACCCCAACGATCATCAGGGCGACACTTGCCCCATCCATGAGGAGACCGCCATCCAAGAAACGTATAACTTGGATAATCAGCTCATTTACAAGGGCCAGCAGTCACTTGAGGGGCGACGGACCGATTATACCCGAGCGGTTCCGGTTCGGTCAGTCGTCAGCCGTGATGCTTATGACTCCCAGTCATACGGTATCGCTCAGGTGTGGACAGCGAACGGGTGGGCCGACATTCAGCGGTTCCCAATCAACCGACTCTCCATTTCGTCCAAGTCATACGTGAGTAAGGATGGCGAATGGGAGGCGATTATGGAGGAGGACTTGATCGCCCTAGTCGAATACGCCCACAACCACATTCTACACACACGAAAAGTGTGATAAAGATTTATCCCTCGGGTTGGATTAGTCTGACCCGAGGGATAAACTCAATACCAACAACAACGAAAGGGAGATAAATTATGGTAACTATAGCTAGTGAAGACGTATCGGGGATGGCCGATGTCGACAGCGGTCAAATTATGATTGCTGACGTGGACATCCTTGCCAAATATTCAGACTGCGACAAAAAGGAATTACACCGCAACGGAGTAGTAGTTCGGCACAATCTTGAGCCCGGAAACTACTCGGTTGACCCTGAGCAATGGAACAGGAGTATTTGGGGCGACCGCATTGCCTCTGTCGGCGTAAGCAAGTATAGAACTGATAGTGACCATGATTATGTGACTATCGTTTCCGACGAGCTCATTTTTGTCGACCCATGCTACGTTCTTCGTGGCGAGTTCGATGACCATGGTGAGGGGGAGTACGGCTCCGCCTGTCAGGTCTCGCTTTCCTCGCAAGGGTACGGTAACATCGGTGATACCGGAATGTTCGTTACCACATCTGGTCTTGGTGATGGCTCGTACCCCGTAGAGGGGCTGACCATCCACTTCCTTGACTACGAGGAGGAGGAAGACGAGTACGAGGACGAGTACGAGGACGAGGACGAAGACGAAGACGAAGACGAAGACTGGTAAATAATCCATCTAGGGGTTGGTGTACCGGCAAATTGCTGGTACACTGACCCCAACAACTGGAAATGGAAAATGGAAACAATAGAAGGGAGGTGAACACTTGGTAAAAACTACAATCAATAGATTGCCCTACAAGGACTCTTGGAGTGGGTGGCAGGTTGATGGCCCAATCAAGGCAACAGTTAGTATCGATCACGGTTACGATCACCGTGGGTCGTACGGACGAGTTGACTTGTGGACCCAGTATGGTTGGCAAACAGCCTTCCACTACGCAGTCGACGCCACCTCCGAGTCTTTCAAGACCGCAATCTATAATCCCGTAGTCTTGGCTGATGCCAGCGAAGAGGAGATCAAGCAAGCAATTGCTGACGACCTTGAAGAGCTCATGCAGCAAGGGCGGGACTTCCTCGCGGGCCTGTAACCCGCGCTATCCATTACCAACAAATCACGCTAGGGAGGTTGCTATTCAGCGGCCTCCCTAGTACACTTTCTACCAACAACAACGAGAGGAGAAAGACATGGATATTACAGACTGTTATATCGTTCACGAAGGAACTCAGACCACTATGGATGGTAGTGAGTGCTACCTTCTGCCTAAAGACTCTTATGGTCTTTGCGATATCTGCGACATGCCATACCTGCTTGGCTCTGAGGCAGACCACAACCCCGAGACTGGCATCCATTGGGAGTGCGAGTCAGGCCCTATCCTGAACTGGGAGGACGACTATGGTCGTGTCAAGATGGTCTTTGGTGCCGATGAGTTCGGTGTTCAGACCTGCGCCATCTTCAGAGGCGAGGACGAAGAGCCTATCGCTATGGTTCCCAGAGACGTTCTTGGAATCGCATACAACCAAGGATGGCACGACTGATTCCTTAGGTACACCATAGGGTGCTTTAGAGTCGATAGTGTTGAGCTCTAGGCCCCTGTGGTGCTACCGTGGGTCAACAAGCCCCGAAGGGCACGCAAAAGAGGGCCCCGAAGGGCCCCCTCTCACTCGCTTTCGATTTCTACGATGTCCAGAGAGTAGAGATCGTGCTCCACCTCAGGACGCTCGTACTCGCTAGCGTACTCTTGGATGAAATCCTCGCACTCTAGGAGCGTTCCCACAAACTCAGGGTACTCTGAGTCAGGGATACACCCAGCAGATGCGTAGATCACTGCGTAGTTCATTTCATCTCCTTGTTGTTGTTGATGGCATCAGTATACAGGTAACGACCAACAAACACAACCTCAGAAAAATCTTTCTCCGAGGTTGTTGTTTCGGGTTGGACCCGATATATTGGTGTTCATGAGAGAGGCGGGCCGAGCGGCCCAACAATCTCAGAACAGAGGTTGGTGATCGGCTTCCGAGCCGGTACACTCTACCACAGAACATTGACAACTGAATAGAAATCCTTGTCGTGGGGCTTCGGCTTCACTTGGACAACAGACCCTCGGGTAACATCACTCCAACGATAAGGCTCTCATAGTTACTCTCATCACTCCACGGTGTCAGGCCTAGGACTGACATAGACCGTGCGACATGGGCTCTGGCTATTCGATCCCGCCCTCCTCTTGCGAAATGCTCTGCCGTCGGTTGAGTCACCAGCAGTCCGGAATGCTGGATTGGTGAAGTGAGTCGACGGACTCCATGCGGAGCCTCACGACAAGGATTTCTGTTCGGTGAGGTTGGCGTACAGGACAGCTTCCTGTATACTGACACCAACACTAAGGAGAAAACATGGAAACAGCGACAAAGGTTCATCTGAGCGGTTCGGAGATGTCCGAGATCATCGACGCGCTCAATCATATTTCTGACTCTCGTGAGGAGTCATCCTACCTTTTCGACAACATGGCTGTCGAACTGCGCAAGGGTAACTCCCTGCCTATGTGGGCCGACGGAGAGAGCGGTGCTATCGCAGCCGAGCGCATGGCTGAGGAGTTCCGTCGACAGTCTCGGGCCGCAATTGACCTCATCAACAGGATCGAACAATTTTATTACTGTGAGGTCATGCTCTCCTTTGCTTACGAGGATTGAGCAACAATCACCCCGCGAGGTTGTGGTGGGCCTCGCGGGGTGATACACTCTCTACCACACAGACAGAAGGAGAAAGACATGGAACTGGCAGAACTGAAGAAGCAAGAGACCAAGTTTTATAACGACTACTACGGCCAACTGGTTGGCTGGACCATCACGAGTTTTGATCTCGTGGAGGACACTGAAGACCCATTGGACACCTACCTCTGGCCCACGTTCACGCTGACTCATCACAAGACTGGTAACACGGTCAAGGTTGAGGTCTCGCAGGACGAGGAGGGCAACGGACCCGGTTTTCTCTTCATCGCTTGATTTTCCATGGCAGAAAATCCCCGCTCTCTGACGAGGGTGGGGATTTTCTGTTTTTCAGGTTGCTTTTTACAGCAGGAAGGCTATACTGGTACACATGAACAACAACACAGAAACAACTGAAGAATACGAAGAGCCGGAAGCTTGTTGGGTCTGCGATGGATACCACGGCTACTACTGCCCTCTTGAGGAGGTTGGTGGCTACTACTACCATCTTGAGGAGGTTGGTTCGGAATGGTGAGGCGACTTGCTGACAGCATCGGTATCGACCCGTGGGATGTGTGCCTCGCTAGGTGCGCATCCCACGCCATCGCCTACGAGCAGGCTCCCAAGAGCAGGTTCTTCTTCGGCTCGCCGTGTCGGTTCGTTCGTGGACTGGACTACGCCGTACACATTGTGCTCCCCGAGATGCTGGAAGAGAAGCATCCCATGTGGGCCTGTTATCTTCGCTCAACTTCCCCGAGATGGGGTGGAACGTGGCGAGAGTGGTGATAGAATAGTGATGTACCCAACAGAACAGGAGGAGTCATTGCGATACAACAACAACACTTCGTCGGGTCACATCCGTGACCAGAAGGTGAAGCACGAAGCTCTCTACGCAGAAGAGCGGAAGGAGCGTGCTTGGTTGTCAAAGTTGAATGACTCAAGGAAGCAAAAGAAGGTTGAGGGTAGGGATTAGCGTCCCTGCCCTCTATACTTCTTCTTGTAAACTTTAGAGTTAGGTTGGTTGGAGTTCTTGCTCTTGGCGTGAACTCCGGGACGCTTCTTGGAAGCAGAGGTGTAGCTCTGGGTCAACTTAGCCACGGCGGGACTCCTTAGGGTTCATCTTGTGACCTTGCTGGCACCATACAGCAGCACTTGAGAAGGTCTCAATCTTGACGTTACAAACGTCGCAAGTGAAGATGATCATCTTGCTGTGCTCTTTACTGTCGGTAGTCATGGTCGTTATTCCTATCGTATATTGCTAGACTTGTCAACGAGTGACGGAGCATATTCTAGCAACTAAAGTAAAAACGAGGGAATAAACCGAATATAGCATAATCGTATGAGGAATATAACCCGTATGATTCTCGCTACATACACAACGCGGTCCTGTGATGCGCAGTGTGCGTGGTACTGGATATCGGAGGAGCTCAAAGAAGGATTGGATATAGTCCTTGACGTTGATATGCTCTACCCCGTAGGTACACCATAGGACGCTTTAGGGTCACTACCTAGGGTGCCCTACCCGCAGGGTCGAACCGCCCCGCAAAAATGGGTGTGAGGGGGTTTCCCCCCTCTCACTCACTCGGGCGTGAACTCGCAGACAAGCGGAGTTACGTCCGAAACCATGCGGAGTTCCACCTCAAAGCTACCGTATTCGTACGCCTCAATGGACATACGTCCGTCCTCAACGGACATTACGGTACCATCGACGTGCGCCCAGCGGTCGTCGTCCTGCCACGTTACCTCGCAGAACCATCCGATGTATTCGCTAGCCTGTACGGCATTGAGAACACGGGGGTCCATGTAGTTCGGCATATGGTTGAACGCTGTTGGTACTTTTCTCTCTGTGCTGTTCATGAATACAACTATATCGGCTATTGGGGAGAAACACAACCTACGATTTTCTTTTTTCCGAGGTTGGTTTTTGGGGAGGGGCCGATACACTGATGGCATGAACAACACAGAGAAGCAAGCATGGGCCAGCATGATTGACGGGGCATGGTCGATTGACATTCCCGCTAGTGCCGCCCGCACCGCCCTCACTCTCCGGCTCGCTAAGAGCATGGGGGATGAGACCTACGCCGAGGTTATCGGCATGGCCCTCGCTCGGCGCAGGGACCGTCTGACCTACGACACTGTGACACAGCGTCGGTGGCAGACTAAGGTCTCCCGTCGCCCACAGCGTGGCAACCATCACGACTCTTGGTCGATTAGGGAGCGGTACGTCACGGGCCGTTCCTGAAAATCTTAGCGGAGGGGTTGTCTTGGGATGGCCCCTCCGCTATACTGGCCCCATGAACATGACACAAGCAGACATTATTCGCTACTACTGTGAAGAAGAGACTACATTCTTGGTCACAATGTCACAGACAGACCTCCATCGCATCGCAGACACTCTTGATGCTATGGCGCAGGCGTTGCGGATGGATGGTATTATCATCACCGAGGGTTCTCCCCTCGCTACTTGGTGGAACGAACAGGCACAGCCCGCTCTGTCCGCCTATTACAGACAAGGAGCATACTCATGAGTCTCGGATGCCTAATCCGCTGTCCCGAGTGCCACAGGGTATTCGACATGCTTGATGAAGAGCAAGCAGAAGAGTATCACTACGGCCACGATTGCGAGGAGCAGTGATTACCGCCATCATGGTAACCATCGCTCTCGCCACGGTGGCCTTCTTTGAGTGGGCCCTCTGGCGTAGAGACTAAGGGAGGGAGGGGGAAACCCCTCTCTTTCTTTGTTTTTGCGGGACGGTTCCACCCTCTTCTCCCGCAGCTTTCCCTGTATGCTCACAGTATACCGGAGGCTCTCACCAAACACAACCTGAGAATATTTTCCCCCGAGGTTGTGTTTCGTCGTTTCTGCCGGTATCGTTTACCTCATGAGATACTTCATCACGAGAAAAGACAACAACAAAACCCTGCTCTGCGAGGATGCCCCCGAGGGCATGATCGACTACGTTAGGCAGGCCCACGACGGCGAGCCGCCCAACGACTGGCGTTGGCGAGTCTGTGGGGCTGTCTGGGATAGTCTGGTTGAGGGGTTCGATACCGACGAGACTGTCGACAGCCTTATCGATATCTACTACACCGACCTTTTCCAGTGGTTGGCGGACGACATTAGTCGTCGCTCCTACTGCGATGAGGCTATCCAAGAGGGCTTTGTTTCCATCGGTGAGATGGAGATAGCGAAAATCGTCTCTGCTGGTCAGTACGTTGCTATCCAGCACGTCGTACAGGCTATGACTGAGGCCTACGAGGAGTTCGTAGTCTCTGAGATGGTCTAAGAAAAGTTGGCGGAGGGGTTGGTTCTGTCCAGCCTCTCCGCTATACTTACCTTACCGGCGAAACCCTACAGCGTCGTTATCGATATGGAATCTGTAGGAGCCACGGGACTGGTTGGTCCTCTGTACCCCCGTGGCGTTGTGTCAGAGGACGACCTGAGCAAGTCGCTAAACTACTCACTATGAGCCGCCATCAAGGCAAGGCAAGGTCTTGGTGGTGTGATACTAAACTCCCTACCTGAGCATGTAGTAAAACTGCTCCCCTACGGAGCTGCTAGGTACACCATAGGGGTGTTTTAGGGCTGTCTATTTTGGTGGGTTTTTCCCTTCGCGGCAGCGGGGCTGTCGGGCCTCACACCCGCCGGTACCAGTGACCGTTGGATGCGAGAGCCTCCCGTGCCGCCCCGAACTCACGTTCGGTGATGACATCGGCCAGCAGAGCGAGGGTGTATGCGTCCCGCCGTGACATCCGGCTGTATGCCTGATGGCCTCGGCGTGCCGAAACGTACCCCCTCACTAGGGTCTGTACCTCTTTCGGTGTTCTCATGGCTCTAAGTGTACCAGCGTCGACCCCGATACACAACCTCGGATTTTCTTTTTTCCGAGGTTGGTTCTGCGAAAAACCGCCACTAGAATCTCACCCATGAGAACCAAAACAGAAGAAGAAACCATCTACGACCTCGCTAGCGACTGTGGAGTCGACGGCGAGGTTATCGTCGCCCTCATGGAGTTCACGGGTCTGTCCGCAGACGAGGTGGACGAGGGCCACCTAGACGAGCATTACGTCGGAGAGGCTAGCGTCCGAGACTACGCTTGTGAGGTCGTAGACGAGCATTGTGGACATGATGACTGGCTCCGCATGTACGTCGACGTAGACCTCATCGCTATTGACATGGAGACTGAGGGCTACCGGTCCATCGGCGGGCATCTTTTCCGTCCCTGAGAAAATCCTGCCTGAGAGGTTGGCATAGCCTCTCGGGCAGGGTACACTCATAGACATGAACATGAACCCATCATACGATACATGGAAAACCACCAACACCGAAGAGGACGCTCCTGACTGTCCGAAGTGTGAGGACGGATACCTCTTCTTCCACCGAGTCAAGGGCTACGCCTGCTGGGAGTGCTGGGAGTGCGGCTGGGATTCGGAAGCCGCCTGAAAAAGTAGGGTGCGGAGGTTGTGGATGGCCTCCGCACCCTATATACTCCGAAGGGTGGAGCTGGGGAGCTTTGCTAGCCCCGCCGAAATAGCGTAGCGGGGCGGGTCGCCCCTCCCGCTCTTTGGTGGCCGGAGAGCCCCGCTGGGGGAGGGTTGCCCCTCCCCCGTCGGGCTCAGCACTCCGAGTAGGTGCCGTCGTACGGGCTGGGCTCGTAGGCCTGAACCCCGTAGTCCTCCTCGTACCAGACGGCGGGCTCGTAGGGCTCGTAGTCGTCGTCGTAGTCGTTGTCAAAGATATCTTCGTCCATTGCTGGCTCCTTTGGTCGGTGTTCCTTACGGGGTCCAGTATAGCGGGCGCACGGCGAACGCCAACCTCGGAGGTGAGATTTTCCCGACCGATATTTTCGGTGATATATCACGCCCGAGGTTGGTTCCGTCGTTTGGGCCGATATACTGACATCATGAATCACATCACGAGAAACATTTACTTCACCGACAACTCCATGATCGTCGTGGACTGCGCCGAGTCGAC